GCGAAACCAACAATCTCATCAAAATCTTCATCAAGTTGCCATGCACGAGGTTGCACGAACTTACACGACTCAGTATCATCGAAGCTGACAGCATCGTTGATAACATACGCATCTTTCAATTCACCATCAGTCGCATAGAAAGTATGCGGAGCAATGACAATGTTCTCCTCAATTATTTCATCAAAAATGTAAGTAATCGTATTGGGGCAAAAAGTATCATCACCACCAAACCCAATAAAATCACCTTGAACAATCCCGTCGAAACTAGGAAGGCAATCAAAACAATGGTGTAGTATATCAGCAACATTGCCAGAATGATTTTGATCAATGTCATCATGCGTTTCATTGATCTTGATAACTTTCTTGTTAAAGACACTTTTTGTACCTACAAAGAAATTGCCAGTCGCAGGATTTGTGCCCCACACGATAGCAGGAGCACCATCAATTTTCACGGAAAGATCACTCTCAGTGAGGAACCAATCCAAGACAGTAAGATCACCCGAAAGGATAGAATCTTCGGGGTGTTGGAGGTGTGTGTTTTTCATACCAGTATAATGGCACAGGATGGGGCAGAAATCAAGCGATGGTGTGCAGCCTGTCAACTGTCACCTAGTGATGTTTTTTCTCCTAATAGTTTGCCATATATTTTACCCCAGAACATTTGTGTGTTTTTGTCATCGGACGATTTTAACTCTCTTAAAACTATCTTACACAGTTCTGTAAGTTCTTCTTCTTTCCAATTAGGGTCATTGTTGCCCCATACTTCTACTACTTTCATTCTTCACAACATACCCAACACTCCATAAATTCACTCAAAGTAAAACCATCCCCAGTTCCAGTTTCTTCTATCAACTCATCTATAGACATTTTAATTAAATCCTCACGATATTCTTCAGTAGTTTGATCATTATCAGGATCAAAATCATCGTGGCAGAGATAGTCCCACTCTGCACATAGCGCATCAATTAGTTGCTCTTTAGTGTAATTCATCGTCTAATCTCCGAAATTGCAGGTTGACCTTGATTGAACACAACATCAACAACTGCCTGAACTTTCTTGGCAGTGCTGATACCAACTCTGTCATAGGTTGGAATACAAACGAGACCAAATGTCTTCTCTGTGCTACCCAAACGGATCACACGACCAATCGACTGACTGATACCAATGTAGTCCATATTACGCATGAAGATAACAGCTTCAAGACCACTGACGTTGATACCTTCACTGAGAATACTGTGATGGATAACAACAAACTTTTTCTCAGGATCTTTGCCCCAAGTGTTCAACGTGTCAAAGAACTTCTCACGATCAACTTTCTTACCATCGATGATTGCACCGGTCTTCGATGTAATCGTCATCCACGAATATCCACGCTGATACAACTCAGCACAGAAGTCAGAGTGAGTGAGAAGATTGATAATCTGCTTTGTGGTGCGAGCACAAATCAAAGTCTTGTCGATGTTGTTGTCATCGATAGTCTCGATCAAGTTGTCACAATCATCAGCATACATTACCTTACGACCATTGATCATAGGCAGCTGCTTGACTACAACTTTAGGAGGAAGAATGTAACCCTGTTCCACAAGTTCAGGTGCAGGAACATTAACAAGAACCTGACCATAAACTGCACCGTCATTCATTCCTGGTTTCGTGATTGTAAGACTATGCTTAGGAGTAGCAGTGTAAAAGTAGCAACGATCAGCATCATTAGCAAAGAACTCTGTGGCAGGGAAAAAGTTACGCTGCACACTGTTATGTGCCTCGTCAAAGTAAATAGTATTTACCTCAATATCTGCCTCCATCACACGATGAAGCGAGTGATATGTGGTAAAGATAATAACATTCTCACCCATAGTGCGAGCACAATTAGCATAAAGGTGAATCTTTTCTGCATTGGTGGTGCTAGTGAAGTGCGTTTCTCCACTGTGAACGTGCATCACATGCAAATATGGGTCACTATTGTTAGGATCAATAACCTCCATAAATTCAGAACACAGTTGCTCTGCCAGCAGAATACGCGGAGCAACAACAACTGTGGTGGTGCCATTGTTGACAACATCAAGACGACGCTGAGTGTCAACAATCATAGTCAATGTTTTGCCACCGCCAGTAGGCACAATAATCTGACCTTTGTCATAATCACACATGCGATTGATGATACGATCTTGATGTGGACGAAGGGTGATTTTGCTCATGAATATAATATAAAACCCCCTGACCCGAAAGTCAAGGGGTAGTGGACGGTTTAAGAATTGTCCTCAGTTAAGAACTTCGTCAATGATTTGAGTCAAGATCTTATAACGAATCTCGACATTAACTTTTCTGAAACCTTCACATGCGTTCTTGTAAGTAACGTCATCAATAATAGCGTTACCAGACTTGTACTCATCGTTCATAAGTTGAACAGCAGCAACTGCCTGTTCATAAGTTTTGATGCCATAAGTCATCATAAAGAACAGGTTCTGAATGGTAGTCTTACGTTTGATCTCTTTGATCGTAGTTGCATCATCAGCTTCATCAACCATCTGAGTGATCCAATCCATCAGAGTGATGAAATTATCACGATACTTAACCTGATCTTTTACAGAAAGGAAAGTGCTCCTATAAAGGTTGTTCATCGTAGATGAAGTTACAGCATTAAACTGTACTCCAATTTGCAATTCTTCGTTGAGTTGACTATCATCAATCGCTTGCAAGCAGAAGTCAAGAGTTTGTGCGATCCATTCATCACCACAATAACGCTTTTTGAAATCTGAGAACATATATCCCAGAAGAACAGCACATTCAGAACGAAGAACTCGAACGTAATCTGCCCAAGGAGAATTGAAAGAATTACGGATCTCTTGTCCGTTAGGGAATACACCACTGTTAGTATTCAGGAACACCTCAGAGAGACCGTCATAGCCAATCTGACTATACTCGCTGATAACAACTGCGCGACCAAGAATAACATCTTGGATCACAGGTGGCAGGTCAGAGAACTTATCTTTGCCACGCTTTACGCGGAAAGTTGATACAGAAGTGTCCTGAGGATCACGAATGTAAGAATACTCTCCTTCAGGAATCGTATATTCACCTTTGACAAGACGAATCATAAAAGAGAGACGGTTGTTGCCATCAAGGACGATATACTTACGTCCCTTTTCTTTAAGGGCTAAAAAGAGTTGCAGTGCCCGATCATTAGGTGCAACTTGTTGAAGTCTGTGGATGCAGGAATCAATATCCACGACAACAATACTTCCCTCAATACGATCCATCAGAATCGAATTAAAATACTTCTTAAAGTCTACCTTTGACCAAGATTCGGGGCGCTGAAAGTTTTCAGGTGCTTCCTTATTCTTGTACTTTTCTGCGACATAACCCAGATCACGGACTTTTGGTTCTTTCTTGACAAGAATGGGTTGTCCGCCAGTAAGTCCTGTTTCTTCTACTTCTACTACGTCAAGAAAAGGAATTTGCAGGGAATTTTGTTGATTTTGAGCGGTCATTGGACCTCCGGGGGTAAGGGTTTGCTGTGATCCTAGATCCAAAGTAGGAAATCGAATCTATGATAAACTTAGTAATTTGTTTATCATGTTTGTATATTAACAACTTTTATAGTGGTTGTCAATCACTGTTACAAAACTGTAACAATCACTCCTCTTCTTGTTCTTCCTCCACTTTCTTAATCACCTTCGGACCTTTCTGCACTCGGTCAGTTTCATAAAACCATGCAACACGTTCACGACGTGCTTGCAGTAGCATGTCATATTGTTCCTGTTGATCTTTAGTAAAAGAGAAATTTTGAGACCTCCAAACTTTTTTAAGATCGTTCAAATGAGGCAGGACGTTGACAGTAGAAGTGGGGAAGTTCATCAGACAGTAAAATCAGTTTGGGAAAATTCGTCGCATTTGATATTCATTTTTGAGTCATCTTCTTCTAGCTCAGTGACATCAAAGATCTCACCGGGCATGTCCTGAATCTCACTCCAAAAATCGTCCATGTGTTGCATTTGTTTGACTCTGTTAATATACACGGGTTTGGTGGTCTGTGGGAGATTAGTGGACAGTAATTGTAGTGTCCACTGCTCTCAATGTTTTCTTTACATGTTGCTCCCAGAATAAAGCATCTTCAATTCTTAAGAAGCTAGCGGTATGCTTTGCATAACCTTTCTTCTTCGGTTTTAGGTAGTTCACTCGGTAAATCATGCCAGTGTCGAATCACTCCAGAAATAATAAAACAATTAGTCGCCAAGTAAGTAAAGAATATAATGCTGCGAAAAACAGCAACAGCATTATCGTATCTCTCTGTTTTTTCATCTGAAAAACTTCCTAGAGTATATTTCCATACTCTCCACAACTTTCTCACGGATCAATATACCTCCCCTCTTGTGATTTGTATTGATCTACATCAACTCCTCTTCTATTCTTCACATACTCTAACTGATCCCACTGAAAACTTTGGCAGCAAACTAGAATATGAATCTTCTTATGTTTTTCGTTCTTTGTATATTCACAATGTGGTTTGTCCTTTACACCAACTTCAATGCTGATAGTTTCATCACACTTAAAATATACCCACCCTTCATCAACTAAACCATTTTTGCGTGTCCATCTCACATAATCGTCAACTTGTGGGATATATGTCATACAAATGCTGCCTCCAATGGTGTGAGATTTAGTTGCATTGCAGTATAGGGGCGAGTATTAGAAATGTCTACCTTATCTCCGTGCTTGGTGGAGTTAATAGGCGCATGATAGCATCTCTGCTTTGTGTTGTAGAACCCCCAGATTGTCCTAACTGGATCGCTGCTATAACAATACTTACGGTGATGAAGTAACCAAATAGCAACAA